GGCAACTTATTTACAATTTACTATTGGCAAAATGACTCAAAGAAATCTTGTCCGTGTGAAAACAGATCCGAAATTAGCGTTTCGTGTTCATAACGTACCACCGAAGAACAAAATCGTTTCTTATGCAATTAAGAAACACTGTCCCCCGGAGATCATCGAGGCAGCTATCAATGGCTATCGAAGATCAGACGTTTCAGTGAACGCACTAGTTGAAGACTTCATGCGATGCGACATTGAGAAGCCCCCCTTAATTTGGGATGAGCACTTGTTAGCTGGAATTGAGAGAACGAAACAACTTCTCCTTCCACCCTACAAAACTCGTCCGGTTCACTATTGTGACCTTCGTGAGTTCCCTTGGACGCTTTCGACTTCAGTTGAAGCTCCATACTCTACGGATACAAAGAAAGTTCCACTTGTGTTGAAGAAGCTGTTTGATATCAAACAGAACTCTGATATGCGACGAACATTTCACAACTTGTATAACTACGTGTTTGTGAAAAATCGTGGAATTGTTCATCAAATAAAGGATCACGGTCCTCAAGGCGACAAATTTTTCTATTACAACACAGCCCATGCTAGGTCTCATTTAGTTGAGAACCAAGCTGAAGATAAAGTTCGTATGGTACACGGTGTACCTAAACTTTTGATTCAAGTTGAGGCTATGTTTCTCTACCCTTATTTCAATTTCCTACGCAAGCAGACAACTGCAATGCTATGGGGATATGAAACCATGATGGGCGGAGTTTATCGTTTATATAACGATGTTTTCAGTGCAGACTCTCATTTCAATACCTTTTGTGGTTTTGATTGGAAGATGTTTGATAAAAGAGTTAGTTTCGAGTTAATCGACATTGTACACCAATGTTGGTTTGATAATTTGATCTTAGATCAAGGATATATTCCTTCGGTTCACTATACAGAAACTGTATCGCAACCCGAAAGAATGACAAATCTTTGGAATTGGATGACTCATGCCGTAAAGCATACACCCATCTTGCTTCCCGACGGATCGTTGTGGAAACGAAGATATGCTACACTTGCATCTGGTATGCTCCAGACGCAAATTCTCGATAGCTGGGTAAATTCTATCGTGTTAAATACAACCTTTCATTCATTAGGATTCGACATCAATTCCATGCTCTTAAAGCTCATGGGAGATGATTCTTTTGTTGCTACTCATATGGTCAAGTCATATGCGTACGACACGCTGTTAAAAGCAGTCGAAAAAGAGGCTTTGAGGAGGTTTGGATTCATACTCCATCCCGAATCACAGTGTCAGTCTACTATTGAAGGTCTAAACATTCTTGGATATTCATGCAATCATGGATTACCAAAGAGAGACCAAGTTAGTTTGTTAGCTCAACTCCTTTATCCGGAAAAGTATCCGAATCTCAGTCAGCTTCGAGCCCGTGCAGTTGGTATTGCAATGGCTAGTTGTGGACAAGATGATCTTGTATATAAGGTATGTAAGGACGTTTTTGAGTATTGTACTTCGCAAGGAGTCACTGAATCTGATCCATCAGGTACGCATTTTAGAAATTACATCAAGGAATTCTTTGATGTTGATTATAATGTGTTCCCGGATAAGTTGTGGCTTCAATCTAGATTATTAGAATCCAGTGTTCGTTCTCTCAGGAAGAATGATACATTTTGGAAGAAAGATTATTTTTTGTCGGAGTTTTAGCAGATGAATTACGTTTTGTAAATATTGATACTTGTATTAGTTTTATTTGTTATAAAGTAAATAAATGTAAATATATGTTCAGTCAGCTCCATTTGGAGAAGACTTAAAAGCCCGAGGGCCTTAAGATTTTCCTTTTGGAAGTGAAGCAGGAACCTAGCCCAGTACGTCTCGGTTAGGGATTCCTCCTGTTGGGTGACTGAACAGGCGGTGTCGGGCCTGAATACTAG